GAATTACAAGAACGACAAAGCACTTGCACATTTGCCAGAGTATTTTGTCCGCCGTTTGCCAGGGGAATTATATGATCCGCCGTCAGGTCATAAGGCGAGCGGCATAACCGGCAAAATGGTTGCAACTGTCGTGCAAGTTTAGATAACGCCTGCCACTTGTAATCATATCCACGCTCACTACGAGACGGGCGTAGTGCTTCTCGTTTGCGTTTGCAATTAGCGCACAGATGAGAGTTGCGCACAATTGTTCCGCATTGCGAACAAGGTCTAGGAAGTAATGCCATCGTTCTTCACTAAGTATTCAATAGCCATGGCAAGGTGGGCAGGGGAGTCTTTGAAGAATGCAAGACCACTGTTGCACTTATGACATAACAGTCCACGCACTTGATGTGTTGTGTAACTGTGGTCAACATATAACTTGCCTGCTATCTCGTCACGATGTATTCCACAGATAGCGCACGCATAGTTCTGACGAACTAACAGTGATTCATATTCTTCAGATGAAAGGTTAATAATTGCGCGATGATATTGTCTGCATCGCTTACAAATTGTGTGGCGTTTATTTAATTCTTTATTGAGATAAGGAAAGAACAATGACTCTTTCGTTTGTTTGCAGATTCGACAGGTGACAAAATCATCAGTCTGAATCTTCCGCTTCGTCATCATCATCCGTTCCGAAGCTCGCAAGACGATCCTCTAATGGAAGTGACAGATACGATTGAAGTGTGGCCGCAACTGCTCTGTTGAGTAATGACTCGATAGCATCAAAAGAAAGATTCTGATCGGTTGTCATTTCTGTCTCAACATCACCAATGCTGATGGAAATGTTTAGCATTTGGTCAACTCCCATCTCATGTCAAGTAAGTCGTCAATAAACTCGTCAACAATGGCGCGTTGGCGCGGGGAGTAATGAGGAATGTTTCTTGCCCTTGATGCGTGTCCAAGAGCTTCATCAATTTCACTGATGGATTCCCCTGAGATAGGGAACTCTGATAACGCAAGTGTAGCATAGAACTTTGACAACATTCTAGGCATTTTGTTGTCTCGCCTTCATAATCGCTTGGAGATCATAAGTTGACCCACGCTTTTCAATTTCAAACTTCTTGACTAAACGATAGACCTCTCGTTGTGTCATTTGTAGCCAAGCAGAGATGGCTTCAATGTCAAGAAAGAATCTGCGGTTCGGGTTACTCATTGCCAATGCCACCAATCTCAAGACCGACCATTGTTGTTTGCATCCAAAGCAACTGACATCTTGAGTTAGTTGTTCAACATCAATGACAACAAAGCGATTGCAGTCATCAGTTGGACAAGGGATTCGTCTTGCCTGTTCTTTGAACTTCTTAGCTGCTGCACGCCCCCGCGCATGAAGCCCCCATAATTCCCCTGCGAAGTCTAACGCCCACTCCTGTTGCAATGTCCATGACAAGTGGGCAATGTGGAACTCGCAGGTGGCCTGCACTTCAAGGTCGGTGCCGTGTTCCTTGGCGACCAGCGCAGGCGGTGTCAACTGCCGCTCGCGCCTGATGATTTGCTCCCACCCGTGAAGGATGGCAAGAAGGTCAGTCGCCATGGAGAAATCCAAGGCATTGACATTGATTCCAATGGAGCGTTCGGCGGTGACGGCGCCACTGCCGGTGCGCGACGGCTCAAGATAGAAGCCTGCTTCATATTGCAACTGTGGCAGCTCTCGCAATATCGCTCTCATTCGCCCGAAGCAACTGCGACATTCGGTTTCAATCTCAGACTTGCAGACTTGGCAGATCATTAGAAGGCAGGCTCCTCGCTTGTGGATAGAACTGTGGATAACTGTGTCCAATACTGAGGCGGTGTTGTTTCAAAGAGTCGGTAACCCTGACAGGTGTGATCGGCAAGAATGACTCGATCCTTGTCGCCCTTTGCCCACTTGATTCGGTTGACACTTCGCTCCACGGCTTCAAAGGAGACACGGGTGCGGTGCAACTCGTAGGTCATAAGACCAGACAGGCGCTTGATGATTTCTTCCTCAATGGTCAGTCGCGGAGTGTCAAGACGGCGAGCAAAGCCTGCCCACGAGATACCTGTCCAGATAACCGTTCCGCAGCGATTACAGTTGATGGGCTTAAAATCAGCATTCATTAGTCCACCGAAGGTGACCGTTCCACCGTTCCGCGTTCCCCTCTAAAGAGGGGGAACGGCGGAACGGTTTGGTCGGTCTGGTCGTGGTGTTCCGAGAAATTCGTCGGAACAGTATCGGAACGGCGGAACGGTTAGACATTCGGACTCCAAGGCTTGACATCATTGGCAAAGAATTGGTCTTGATGACCGAAAAGATACTTCTGACCATCCTTGCGATAGGTCACAAATCCATTGGCAACAAGACCTTCAATGACAAATTTCAGCTCATCATTGGAGATTGGGATGCCTTCCTTGCGCAGGTGTTCTGCAATCTCATTGCGGCCTAATTCGTAACCAACCCTTGCGAGCAACGATGAGACTGCTTCCATTTTCTGCTCTCGTGTGGATATTTTGACAGTTCCACCTGAAATGCTCACCGAGATAAAACCTTCAGGAGTGCTCTTCAGGTTGGCGACGCCGACGGTCTTGGCATCAGGGCAGATGGCGCGAACAAAGCCAGGGCGATCCTTGGTGCAGGTAATATCAAGGGCGCCGTCAATGCCACGGCCAAAGGGCATCGCCACTGACACGGCAAATGCCGCGCCGTCAATATCAGCTCTTTTTGCCTGAGCGCCGATGGCGTAGTTGCCGCGGTTGTCCTTCGACTTGGTTACATGGTCAATGGTCAAGATACCGGCGCCACCAATGCGCAGTGGCTTGAGAACCTTCTGTGAGAAATGAGTAGCGTCTTTATTTTTCTCTAAATCAAGTCCAAGCAGATTCATTGCAGCATTGACGCCATCAACGACAATGAGAGTGGGCAGGTAAGCCATAATCTCTGTCCGCATAATCTCACCGATTCCTTCACCCAATGGTTCATCAGGGTTGGCATAACGGAAGAGTTTGAACTTATCTGTCGGCACACGCAAGGTCTTGAGGCGATTCAAAATAGACCTGGCAGAGTCTTCAAAGTCAAGATAGAAAACGATGTTGTTCTTTTCTAGCTCTTGGCGTATGGCTTCTAACGCAATCCAAGTCTTGCCTGATTCTGATTCACCAAAGATAGCGTTGATTTTGCCAGCATAGAGCAGGCAGTTGCCGTCTTCTCTGCGAAGCATTGAAGGTGGGCTTTCCTGCTCAAGTTCAGTCTCGCCAATTTGCTTAGGTATCCACGATGACTCTTTGAGATTGCCTTCTTCATCGTGAAGCTGCACAAGAGAAGGCGAGTGGACTTCTAGGGTTGAGAGTTCCTTGCGTTGTTCGCCGTAGCCTTGGGCGCGAAGGGCGCGGGCAGAGGCGGTGAAATCGCCACCGTGTTCGACGAGTGTAAAAATGGCAAACTTAGAATAGGAGCGTTCTGCTTCAAATTGAGTGCTAGTGGAAAAGACAAAGAACTTATCGTTGCCAGCGTGATTGGTCGTGGCACTAATGCCATCGTTCTTGCCAGGCCGACGCCACGCGCTCACCTTGTCTCTAGTTGTATAGACCTTTGACCAACCCAAGGGTTCTAATATCTGCTCCCAAGTGACTTTGGCATTGTAGTCATCACCTGGCGTAAGTCCTTCAGATTTTGTCTTGATGTCTTCGGTAATGGCGTCATTTTTAGGAATGGCATCGAAGGTGACAAAGAGTTTATGTAGTTGATCGCGCTGGGCAACCGTCAGCGTCGGAATGGACTTGGCATTGCCAACTAACATTGACCACGCTCCGCCTGACGGGTGACAGGTGCCATTGGTCGGTGCGACAATGACAAAGCCGCCTTCACCGCGAGTTTCGGCGAGAACATCAACGCCGCCATTTTCACCAGGGCGACGGGCAAGTTTGGTATTTCCTGGAACTTCGCCGTCAATGCGATAGAGCCAATGCAACCCGCCTGATGGCGTGACTTCAACATAACCATTGTTAATTCGATCCCACACATCAGATAGACCTGCGTTATGAGCCATCTCTTTCAAGTCAAGATGTAATTTGTCGGCTACTGCTCTTCCTTCAAGCTCTAACATCTCCAAGTTGCCTGAGACTTTTCCACAGATGACACCGACCCCTTCGGCATTGGAAAACCAGGTCAACAATTCTTCAGGTGTAGGAAGTCTGTCTTGGTATTGCTTCCAATTTGTCAGCGCAGGGCGCTTGGAGCCGTCGGTTGCCACAGGAACGGCGCAGATGCCGTTGGCAGCGAACTCAAGAGCCGTTCTAAGAATTTCCCCCGTCATTGCTCCCTTTCTTATTTCACAAGTCTGTCAATAATCCATTGGACAACCGGCACCGCCACCGCGTTGCCCATTTGCTTGTAACGGTGGGAGTCGGCTTGGCCGTCTGTCCACCCATCAGGAAATCCTTGCAGTCGCTCGCACTCTGTCGGTGTCAGGCGGCGAACGACAGATGATGAATAACCAACACTTTGAATGCGATCACTCATCGGGTTTGCAGGTAAGCAATAACTTTTTTCTTCTTGGAAACTCATCGTTGATTCTTCACCTATCCCACCAACCTGCATTGTGTAAGCCTTGTCATCATAGGAAACTGCCATTCCATTTCCCCCACTTCGTAGCGTTGGACTTGCTTCGTCACTTGCTTGTGGATCAAGTCCTTGGTTGTGACTAAATGCAATCGCGTGACCACTAACTCTGTCCAATGTGAACATCACCTCTCCGTCTTCTCCATAACCTTTACCTTGCGGCCCTGCTTCGTCACTTCTTCCAATGACAGTTCCTTGAATCGGAAATACATAAGGCACTCTTGCTCCCCCTGTTCCCCAATATGTTGCCACTGTTGGCGAATAATTCGGATAAATTCGCACATCATCAACTCTTGTTGCTTCAAAGAGAAAGACAGTGTGGAAGTTAGATGTCGCAAGTGTGAATGCTTTGTCATCACTCAAGAGAAATCCCTTCCCCCCCCCCGCTCTTTCCTTCTCGTTCTCTCATCAAAATAATTACTGTCGCTCGTGTATCACCCATATCAAAAGCATTCAATGTCGGTGCTACCCCCCCCCGCAACCCAAGTTTCATCATCGTCACTTGTTTGCGCTCGTTTTGATTTAACGAACCACATCAGTTATGACTGCTTGAAATCTGTTTTTATCAGGCATTCGTTGTTCACTTGAAGTGCGAGTGATAGTGTCTGCAATATCTGATCCATCCCACCAAGTCATCGTGTCGTGCGCTCTTTGCGAGCTTAGGGTTGGACTTACTGATTCGTCGGGGAAGTCGTAGAGTTCAAAGTTTCCGACTGCGCCACCGATTCCAGCGCTTGTTGTAATGCCGGTGGAAGCGTCTTTCCCCTTCGCGTTGCTCTTCGCAAGATACCCTGCGCGGCCTTCTGCGATAGCGAGTATTTCTTCAGGTGATCTCCCTGAGTCTCCAAGACATCCGACAATGAAGACTCTACGGCGTCGTTGGGGAACTCCGAAGTATTGAGCATCAAGCACCCGCCACGCGATGCGATACCCGCGCTTGACCAACGCTTCAATGACGACGGCCATGTCTCTTCCGTTATTTGAAGAAAGTAGACCAGGCACATTTTCGAGGATAAAAGTTTGCGTTCGTGTTTCGTCAAGGAGTCGGCAGATTTCCCAGAAAAGTCCACTACGCGTTCCTGCCAACCCTGCTCGTTTTCCAGCAACGGAAAGGTCTTGGCAAGGAAATCCACCTGTGATGATTCCGTTGCTTGGATTAAAACCTGCTGCTCTAAGTTGCTCACCTGTTACCCCCTGAATGTCACCGAAAAGTGCAGCGTTCGGAAATCGCCGTTGTAAAACTTTCTGTGCGTGTTTATCCCATTCGACTGTTGCGACAACTTTGACTCCTGCTCGCTCAAGAGCTAAATCAAAACCGCCAACACCAGCAAAGAGTGAAACTGCCGTTGTCATTGTTGCCCCCTTGGTTGTTGTTACTTGTGAAGTGATGGGATTTGCACCCATCGGCGCCCCGTTGCCCGCACCTTGCGACTTCTCCACATCACCAACGGAAAGGTGGCGTCAGTGATGCTCATGACCGGCAAATGAAGCGACGGAAGGAAACTTCACTTGCCTTCTTACAACTAGACCGGCTTTGCCCCAAGCTGCGCCAAAAGCGCGGCTACTTCAGGAGTGATGCCGCCCGCCGCAGGCGCCGCCGTTGGCGTTGCCGCAGGCGCAGGCGCAGGTGTTGCCGAGAGATAGGCGTTTGCCTTGGCGATAGCGGTGGCATCGCCTGTGGCATCTACCAAAATCCACGGCGCCGATTTACCAGGCTTGGCAGCGCCTTGGCCGATGCGGGCTAAAACCTTCTGCCCGATTTTAGATTTCAAGGAATTGCGTAGTCCTACATTGAACCACAGAAGCGATCCGTGTTCTTTGTTGGTGTCAAGGTCAACGACATTGACTTCCACGGCTTCTGCAAGTCCGTGAATGGTCTGAATCCCTGTCTTGTATTCAATAGGTGTGATGATGAGAAGGTGATTTGCAAGGTCTGCAACTTTCACGCTCTCGTTATTTGATGTTGGTGCTGCGAAGGTCATTCCCCCGTCTCCTTATCTACTTGTCGGTTCATTTCGTTTTCTTCGTTATTGCGTTTGATGTCGTTGATGGTTGGTTCAACTTCATCGTGGTCAAAAGTAATGTAGGCAATTTTCGCTTCTCCGCGAATGCCTAGCATCCATCCAATGACGCGAAGGATTGCAGATTGCCAGGCGCTCATTGCCTTAACTACGAGCTTGCGTGTCACCTGCACATCCCTTCGATAAATCTTTGCTAAAAGGTTGAAAATAAGGGCAATAGTTACAGAGCCGATTTGTCACACTTGGAATCATCGCCCACATCTGCGGATTATTCTCCACATCAATTTGCGATAGTAAAGTGTGGATATTGTCCACTCGTTCTAGGGCTTTGAGTGCAACTGACTCGTCATAGTCATATAACTCTGTATGCATCTCATCTATGGAACCGCTTGTGGGCAGATAGACCAAGGCGACTTTATTTACCTTTGCCCCTGTCTGCGCCTTGCCGTAGCCATAGAGTTGAATCTGTGTTTGATATTGAGCGCTTCCGCCTTCTTTGCGCTTGCGATCCATTTGATTAGGACTTGTCGTCTTCCAATCAATGACAATCCCGTTGTTGATGTCATAAAGGTCAACAGTGCCGGTCAAGTTGCCACGAATGGTGACTCGTTGCTCGACTTCGTAGCCTTCAATCTTGCGAAAGACATCGGCAAGGTAGCCGTGAATTGCAGAGCCGACTTGGGCGCTCCAATTCGATGCTCCTTGCTCGTTGGTCTTTTCCCAATCCAAGAGCTTGTAAGCAAGTCGCCTTGTGCAATCGTGACCCATTTCCGACGGCCCAATGACGACTTGCTTTGCTCTAGGAGTCCAGATTCCTGCCTGCGTAATTATCTGAGCCAAGTGTTGACTCAAAGATTTAGCAGGCGAAACCGGCGAAGTGAAAGTCATTCGTCATCCTCATCTTCGTCATCAAAGTCAGGAATGATAGGAACGATAGGTTCCACAGGTTGAATGTATGGAATGCTCATTGCTGATCCTGATTGACGAGTGTGAAACGACGAGAGTTGCTCTGAACTTGTAGGACATCAAGCACCTGCGGTGGCAAGATTTCCTTTGCGCGTTTAACATCAAATCGCGTTGATGTGACCGTTGTATAGCGGACAACCTGTTGACCTTTGTAAAAGCCAACTTCGGCGTCGCCAAGTGCTGCTTCGATATGGGAGCGAGCTACATCTGCAACTTCTTCCCATTCTTTGATTTTTGCTAGGGCGCTGCGATATTGCTCAAGCCACATCGCTATTGACTCGTCAAAGTCAATGACGCCCTTTTCAATTTCAACTGACATTGATCCCCTCGAATCAGTAATAATTATTTTCTTTGAAAAACTGCCAGGCATTGCAGGCAGTTACATGACGCCTGTGGATATAGGCGAGCGTTGCCACAAGTTGCGGCACCGATGCTTGAGAATGTTTCATCCCAAGGTTGCGATAGGTGGAGTCAAGCAACTGCCCGATTCCCTTGGCGCTTGAAGTCGGGTTCTTAGCCGATGGCTTCCACGCCGATTCCTTGCCCAACAATTTTGTAAGGCAGGAATACTCATTCTTGGTCAACAAAGTCTTGGCGAGTTTCTTGGCATCCACTTCCTCCAAGATAGGCCGGTCTTTGTAGATAATAGATGCAGGCACCGCAGGTTGCGGCGCGAATGCTGCATTGACAAACATTGAAGTCATTGCGCTGACTCCGATGATAATTGCGATTCCCCTGATTGTTTTTCTGCGTTGAGTAATTGGGTTTCTCCTTCCAATTTCGCAGCTCTCTTGAGAACCTGAGTGACATAAGCCAACTCAATTCGCAAGGTGTCCGCGATTTCTTTCGGTGTTCGCCCCAAGGCATACAAGGATCGAATGGCGTCAGAGCGGTTCATTTGACCGGTCTTTCGGTTTCTAAATCCTTGACCAAACCCACGCTGAGCAGGAGTTGTGCCTGCCCATATTCCGTGTGCGATTTGTTCCTTGAGTGCGTAGTCCAAGCACTCCTTTCTTTCAGGACAACCGGCGCAGATAGCACGCACGATTGGGAGACACTTTGCCTCTTGTTCTCTGCTTTCTGGAAAAAATAAATTCGGGTTGATAATACCTTTGCAACTAGCTTCGGGAAGTAGTGGCAGTGACGGGAAGAAGTCATTGAGTCCATTCAATTTCTCTCACCTAGCCAGGAGTCAAGGTCTTGAACGACAAATGCTTTCTCAATACTTGCGTTGCGTCTTTTGATAACTAGGAACGCAGGTGGCGTCTGATCCAACCCACGCGCTTTGGCGTAGTTAACGGCTTCTTTGCGGGCCTCATCCCAAAAGGTCGGAAGCGAGATTGACTTTCTGTTCTTGAGTTCCAAGACATAAGTTTTGCCAGCGATAATCGCAACGATGTCTCCTTCATCATTTTTGCCCGCAAGTCGCAAACGCTCTGCAAAGACACCGCGAGAACGCAACCACTTGAGAACTCCGATTTCAAAGCCGTTACCTTTGCGACCATTGGGATTTGCCATTATTTCACCAATTCAAGTTTCGTCGTTTTACCGGCGATGGCGCGGGCAAATTTCACCGCGTCAATAAGTTGTTGAGCCAAAGCCAACGCCTCATCTTCTGTCATAGATGCCACCTTCGCAACGACAGTGGGAATGGCGGCGCGGACTTTATCTGCCTCTCGCGCTGCCACTTCCGATGTCAGTGCGTAGGTTCCTGAAAAGTCTCGAAGGCGAGCTAGATGTAGCAATGGCACCTGCTCCACGATGTCTTCAAGGAGATCAAGATTGGCGTCGGCTTCTTCCAAATAGATGGTAATGGCGCCGTCGGTGGCGGTGTGAACTGAGAATAGGCTCATTCGGGCATCACCTTGCGAAGCCTATCTTGGCTCTTAGACCACGCCTGCGCCTGCCTAATGCCTTCCTTTAATGGGTCGTCGTGTAGGGCTAGAATCGCCCACAGAAGCCCTAGAACGCCCACTAGGGCGCCGAATATCAGATATTGCATAAATCCCCTTCCGTTGAACTTGTGGATAAGTATGAGGGGAAGGTCTGACAGACTACCCGCGACACGCCGAAGGTGTCTAGTTGCCTATGTATTGACACCCGTAGGCACAAACGCTACTGTTCTTTCATTGGGGCGAAAGGTAGTAGCTCCAAGAAACGGAAGCAGGAAATGTTTATCAAGCACAAAAACACAAAGGCAGGACTTGTCACTCTTGCAGATGTTGATTATTTCGGTCTAAGTGAAGCCGATGGTGGCAAGTGGGTTCTTATGTGCGAGAAGCACTCAGAGTTCATTCAAGATACTTGCAAGAAAAGATTGTGGACTCACGCCAACGAATCCTTCGCTTGGTGCGAATCTTGTGGCGAAGAAACCGTTGAGCAAATGTTCAACGACAAAATGGCAAAGGTCGGTGCATAATGACAAACGAAATCAATCTCTACAAGTGGGCAACCGAGAATCTCTCCGCTCCACGCGCTCGTGCTTTCCACAATTCACTCCGCGAGATCGAGAACAACAAGTTCTCCGAAGAACTCAAGGTAACTCGTCAATATGCAGACTCTCTTGTCAGAGCGCACGAAGTTGCAGTGCGTGACGAAGTTGTTGCAATTCAGACAAAAGCAAACGACGAGATGGATGCAATTCGTGAGCAGATTGCTCAACTACAAAAGCAGATTGACGCAATTCGTGAAGCTGCAAACGAAGAAACTCTCAAGATTCGTTGCGCAATTTATTCTTCACCTGAATACAAAGTTGTAGATGAGAAAGTGCGCGAGTTGTTCCAGCGCGATGACGCAGCAGTAGAGCCACTTCGTGCGGCCCTTGTCGCCAAGTATTCCAAGTCTCAAGAGAAGGCGAACGCATAATGTCCGCCAACCGAATTGTTGCTTGCCCTATCTGCGGCAAAGAAATTGAAGTGCGCAGTAACTTTGCGCATCAGACTCTGATGAATCACATCAAGACTTCTCACCCTGAAAAGGTGGTGTCATAATGAAGAAGATTCGATCCGTTCGTGTAAGCGAACAACTATGGCGTAAGGCGCAGGCGAAGGCGAAGGCAGAAGGCAAGACAGTTTCCGAAGTCATCGTTGACTTCTTAAAGGAGTTCGTCAAATGAAGACAATGGAGATGTCAACCGCCGACATTGCCACCGCCTTTGCAGAGCGCGGTTGGTATGTGATGCCTTGTTATCCGCAGCAAAAGACGCCGTTCTTTCCTATCGCAACACGCGGTTACAAGTCGGCATCCAATAATCCTGCCAAGGTGTCAGAATGGTTTAGAAAATCACCTTTGCTCAATATCGCAATCGCCTGTGCGCCGTCAGGTCTTGTTGTCTTCGATGTAGACTATCGCAACGGCGGAAGCACCGATGGTCTTGATACCAACACTTTCACAGTAGAAACCGGCGATGGTCTGCATCTTTATTATCAGGCAACTGCCGAGTCTTATCCTGGAAAGCTGCGCGATGGAGTGGACATTAAGTTCAACGGATATGTTGTCACCGCAGGTTCACAACACGAGAACGGCAAGTTCTACGAAGTGGTCAAGGATATTCAACCTGCACCTGTGATGGGTTGGTGCTAAATGAACGGACTCCAACTTCTTGCAGTCTTTGTCACTGCCTTCTACGCCTACTCTGTCGGCAGAAGCGTTATCTTTTGGACTTTGATGAGCGTGTGGTATTCGTGGTGGATTCTTCTGATCCTTCTGCTAATTCCTAAAAATGAGCCAAAGCCCTTTGCATTTCCCAAGTGGTTCGTCAGACTCGTCGGCCCACGCTACATCAACCGCACAATCAACAAAATGGAAGAGCAGTTCTAGGCACCTGCGAAGGCGCGAGCAATTCCTTCTTCCAAAGAGATTCGTGGCTCATAGAAGCCAAGCATCTTGTTCGGATCACCGACCCGATAGGCAACTCCCACAGGAGCCTTCGGGTTGGTGCGTATCGGAGCTAAATATCCCGCCTGCATCATCACAAGTTCTGCCAACTCGATGAAGGAAGTCGCCCTTCCTGTGCAGAGATTTGCAACTGTGACATCGTTGGTGATGGCTTCAAAAGTTGCCCTGACGACATCTTCAATGTGAATAAAGTCGCGCACCTGCGTTCCTCTGCCCCATACATCAAAAGGATCAGACTTCTCTTTTCCGCGCTTGATAAATGATGGGAAAGGATAGTCAAGGTTTTGGTCGCTTCCGTATCCGCTAAAGGGCCTAAGAACGCTGACCTTCAAGCCTTCTGCTCTGGCATAAGAAGCCAGCATTTCACCGGATAACTTCGCCCAACCATAGGTGAAGTCGGGAGTGCGAATGTGGTCAAGATTTATATCCCACTCTTTGAGTCGTTGCTTGTATTCAGCTCGCTGCAAGTAAATCGGATAGGCCGCAGATGACGAGAAATAAACAATGTGATTCGGGCGAGTGCGAAGCGCCCATTGGAAAAGGTCGGCGTCAATGGCAAGGTCGGCGGCAACTGCCAAAGGGTTTCCTTCAATGGTGGCTCTGCCACCGACGATTGCCGCCAGGTGAATGACGACATCGAACTTAGTGTCATCTTTGGCAAAGAAATCTCTGACATCAACGCCACTTTTGATGTCAATGCCGGTGATGGAGTTGCGCTTGGAATCTAAATGCTTCTTGAAATTTGTTCCGACAAAGCCTTCATCGCCTGTAATGAGTATCTTCATTTGCCCCACCTGTCGTGTTCGTAGATATATTTCGCAGAGCCACAATAAGCCATTTGCGCTTTGCGGTCTATGTCAAAGACAAAAGTATCGTTGGAAAATAGAGCTGCGCCAATATGCGACAGGGGAGTTGGCGCATCAAAGGGGATTGTAGTTCTAATCGAATTGCCAATGATAGGTGTCTGATAGTAAGGATCGTGAATGAGTGCGTCGCCTGCAACGATGGGATAGACCACTTCTGCCAAGAAATCTTGGTCAACTGTGTAGTAATCGCCTCGCTCACGATTATTGATGGTGGATGCTAAGAAGCGCAAATCCTTTGTCTTACCTGCAAACATACCGGCAGAAATCGGATAGTTGTGACCTGTTGGGTGGTCTTTGATGATGTGATAATCAAGGCAAGAATTCACCCAATCTTCGTGAGCAATGCGGTCACGATAGGAAAGACGAGCATCCACATCACGGCAGATGACGGCTTCAAACTGCTCGTCAGAGAAAGCAAGATAGCGCCACAACTTTGCGGTGTGATTTTCCACTTGATCCATTGTGACAATTTGCACGCCTTTGATTCGCTCAAGCGTCGTTGTGATAGATGAATCAACTGACTTGCCTACATAGAAGCGAGTGACAAAGCCGTCATCAAAGGGAAAGTATCGTGAAGCAAGAATGGCGTTCTTGATGGCTCCGATGGTGTAGTTGGTATCGTTTCCGTAGAGCGAAAATGAAATGCACTTCATTGACGCAAGGCTTTCAAAAGAACTTGGTAATCTTCACTTTTCATATAGTTATCAAACATCAAAGCATCAAAAGAATAAACTTCGCGGGCATTGACAGCGCGATAGCCTTCATCCCATTCGGCTTTGCCTGCAACAGGGTGGAGATGTTCAATAATGACCTGCGGCAGATAGGTCAGATGCCCTAAGTCATTGCCCAAGGCTTTCCAAAAGTTGTCAAGGTAAAGGTGTTTGAGCTTCGGTGGCACCATGCCGCCAAGGGCGCGGACAATGGCGCCTGACATCATCACCGCCGTCGGCAAGTTTTCTGCCTGAAGCAAATCGTTACCGTAGGAAAGCCCTGGTCGGTTGCCAATGGCACGCATCAATGCAATATCCCAATCGGGCGTTCGTAGTCGGTGGTCATCGCCAATGAAGGTGAAATACTCATATTCATTGGCGTATTTCTTGGCAGCGACATTGACCGGATAGGCCATACCGCGAGTTTTATTTTCAATTTCAATAATGTTCTCAACACCGACGGCGCTTCGATAGTTGATGAGTTCTTCATCATCGGTGTCCACAATAAAGAGCAAGTCAGAGCGACAGGAGAACTCTTTGTGACACTTGAGAACTTCAATGGCGTTGTGTGGTCTTCCACGAGTAGGAACAAGAATGAGATTATTGTTCAGATGCACTGATTTCGCCCCCAATGGCGCCATACGCTGCTAAATCTATGAATGAGTCTATGTGGTCAGGTGTCTGCATCAAGCGAGCAATTTTGACCAGACATAAACACAAAGCGACCTGTGAAGGTGTTATCTCAGTTTCAAGATAAACACTCCACAGGTCTGCGATGCGTTGATGATTTGTAAGCGGGTCGCCATAGGTATCTTGACGATCCGAATGAGTGAGGCGTTTTGCCTCATCTAAGATTTTCCCCCGTTGCATTACTACTTGCTTCCGCGACCAAACTCTGTCGCTTTAGGATCAATGGCCTTGAGTATCGGGCCAAGAACTGCGGCAGCGAAAGCCGCAACATAATCCTTCAATGGGCGAGATGGGTCGGCAAGATAGAGAGCGGCTACTGCGGCAGCTCCTGCCCTTGCGTATGTGCTACCGACTGCGATGAGTTTTTCTTTGTCGAGCATTTGCACTCCTTGAACTTAGGTCTGCCAAAGCCCACAATGAACACCGGCAGAGATGGCTTGAGTTTGCCACGATTCTTCTTCTTGTAGGCGCGAATCTTACGCGCTACCTGACCGCCATTGCGCTGATCGCCCTTCGTGTCGGGCGCAGTGTTGCCTTCGATGGTGGTGACGGTGCCGTTGGCGTGGACACTCTCCACGATTCCTATGTGAGAGATACGGTCAATGCCATCGGCGGGGAAGTCAAAGAATGCCAAATCTCCTGGTAATGGAGTTGCGCCTTCTGCATCCTGCCAAGTTCCTTCTTTGACAAATGCCTTTGCGCCATTAGGCGTGTAGGTGCAGTCAGGAATCTTCAAGGCAACTTGCTTGGCGCACCAATTGACAAAGGCGCCACACCAAGGTTGATTCGCTTTTTGATACTTGGTCTGATTGTCGGCAGGGCCTTCAATGTAGCCAACTTCGGCGCCTGCGATGTGGAGAAAATTATCTAACTGTTTTGAACACATTATTTCTTCAAGGCTTCTTTGACAATATCGGTCAGGAAATCAACCTTGTCTTCTAGCGCCGAGACTTTATCTTTCAGCGATGATCCGCCATTGGGCTTGAGTTCGTTGAGATAATGCTTGACAAGCCATTTGACTCCAAGAGCTACTGAGCCAACAATGCTAAAAACGGCGACGAAAAATGACGCCCAATCCATTGCGCTCATGTGCCGATCACCAAGACCTGAACGACAGTGGTGCCTGAGTTGGTGACGCCATAAATCGGGTTGTTTTTATTTTGCAAAGTTATTTTCTCACCACTGTCCAATTCAAAGCCTGAAGT